TCGAGTCCGCCCGCCGTTCCAAATATTCTATCAGATATATGAAAGTATCAGTCACCTATGACTTCGGAGAAAAAGATCTGGTTTCTGTCTCCGACATCAAGATTTCAGCTTCAGTCGAGGCTACTGTAGGCACATCCTATTTCATCCCCGAGATAAGAGAAGTTATCGCGGGAGGTCTGGCACCGATTCTGAGTCATCTTAACATGCCTCAGAAAGGCATACAAGCTGAGATTGAGGCTCTGATAATGTCGGGACATCTTTCCCACAATCTTAAGTGGCCGTATTACTATGATGATAAAAATCATGTTATACGGTCACGCGAAGACTCGGAAGAGCGCTACAGTATCAGAGATTATTTAGAAGGGAAAGTGCCTGACCTATCAGTGTAGACCCGATATTGAATCTAAAATTCTTTTGTGCGTATAGAATTGAAGCGGCGTTTGCCTCATCCTGCAATCGCCGGCTGTTACGTTCTCGCTCAACTTCATCATAGAACTTCATAAAATCAGTCTTAGGAATATCGCCATAGCCTACAAATCCGCAAGCCTTGTTTGCAATGACCAAAAGTTTGCCGGCGGATTCGAAATCGATATTGCAGTAATCAGCAATATCATCGGCATTCCACATTTCGCGCCGGATGATTCCATCACGGCCTCGCGACAGCTCGATATAACTCATAATGTTATTTTTTGTTTTGACACCGCAAATATAACAAAAAGAACGGCGTAGCTCAGTAAGGTAGAGCAGCAGTCAGAGCGCTGAAGGTCGACGGTTCGACTCCGTCCGCCGTTCCTCATCAATTCCGATTATTTATGGTTATCAGATTTATCAAAAAGGCAATAATAAAAGCCATCAAAAAAACGGGTTCTGAAACAGACACAACGATTCGGAGACTACGAAAACGCAACCTCGTTTATCATCAATGCGCCAATGAAAGAATGGCGAAGCAGGCTCTGGTTTATTGAAAATATCTCTGACGGAGCAGGCTTTTGCTGCACTGATGAGAAATTATATCAGTGGCTCAATCGCCGTTGAGGATTCTCTCGACCTCTTCAATACAGCAATTAACCTGTATTGCCTGAACTTAAATCCACCGGTATGGCATGAGCTGCTGATCGGATCGGCCCGGTGGAACAATTCAAACCAAACAATATAATTATGGATAAAATAACACGCATAGCAACCCGTGGCATAGCCGCGGAGTTCAGAGACATGAATGTCGGCGATGTCGTTCAGTTTCCCGTCGACAGATACAATCCGACGTCGGTGCGTTCGTGCACGGCGACGACGCTGCTGCCCGACAGGATGAACGAGGGCAAGGCATGGTCGGCCAGAACCGACTTCAAGACCAAGAGCATGATTGTCATACGAACGGCGTGAGGGATGGGACGGTTCAAGATTACATCTGTCAATCCCGCTGAAATCATGCTTGAGAATATCTTCCTCGCGCTGGAGCACGAGACTTTCAGCAAAGACATTTCGGCAAAGATCGTCGGAGGTGTCAAGAAACTTGAGAACCTCATCGCGGCCGGGAAGATCACGGCAGTGAAGGGCTGCAATGCCCAGAACAGCAAATGGAAGTGCAATGCCGCACAGGTTTTGCGACATTGCAGGAATATGAGAAAATGACTACCGCAAGTATATCGATTAAGACAGCAAGTATATCGATTAAGACAGCAAGTATATCGATTAAGACAGCAAGTATATCGATTAAGACAGAAAGTATATCGATTAAGACAGAAAGCCCGTGAGGGTCGAAGCAAGACATGAGATGGATGCCTGTAAAAGCCCGTGAGGGTCATGGCATCATTTTCAATCAAGCCCCGACAGCCGGGCGGGTTATCCCGGCTAACCCGGAACGGTACAACCAAGTGGCCAAGGTGACGCGGCATGCCATTGCCGCTGTGCGGAAACGCTTCGCAGGTTCGACTCCTGTCCGTTCCTCCATATATCTGTAAATACGACTATGATTTGCATTAAGGGAGTTTCCATCACAATCTCTAAATTCCAGTTGCCCGGGCGGTCTGTGAAGATAGTCCGGTTTTTCACATGAGAGACTTGCAATCGGTGAGTGCAACCCGGGCTGAACCGGGCGTAGGCAAATAATGGCGGCCGCTGAATAACCTACAAGCGGGTTCGACTCCTGCTCTCTCAACAACATCATCAACACATCATCAAAATGGAAGTTAAACCTGAATTATCAAAGCGCATACACACGCGCACACGCGACTATTTTATAGACGCTGTCCGAGATCCTCGCGGCAAGCCCTATATGGCAATCTCAGAGCAGCCAACCAAAGGCAGTCCGAACCCCGGCAAGAAATGGAGAATATTCATCTTCCCGGAGAACTTAGACAGATTCGCCGAGGCATTTTCCGAAGTCGCGGAATATATCAGCAATGAGGCTAAAAAATGACGCGCTCGTGCTTCTCGGCTTAAGCTGCCCATATTGTGGAGCTCCTACTAAACTCGTCGACGACTCACAGATCTACGGCCGGTCATACGGTTCCAAATGCTATATCTGTGAACCGTGCGGCGCATGGGTCGGATGCCACAGAAACACAGATAAGGCCCTCGGCCGAATCGCTGACAGGGAGCTGAGACAATGGAAGCATCAGGCTCACGAGGCTTTCGACCCTCTATGGAAAAAAGGATACTTGCCGCGGGCTGTAGCATACGAGATTTTATCTCTTGCACTCGGACTTCCCAAAGAACAGACACATATAGGGATGTTCGATGATAGCCTGTGCAGGAAAGTAATACGATTCTCAAATATAATTATCAAATACATCAGACAAAATGGCAAAAAGAATTGAGGCCGGCAAGTTCCTCGTCATCGAGTGCACCGCCCGCGAACTCATGGACGCTGTCGGCACAGACGCCTGTCTCTGCGACTGGTGCTGCCGCAGGTGCAATCCCCGCGAAACAGGCTATTATATCGCAGTGCTGAATCACTGGTACTGCGGTGAGTGCTATCGCAGTTGGAAAAAGAGCGCCCGCTGGTACCCTGAGGATGCCGACATAGAGCGCAAGAATTTCGAGTTTTATGCACGACGTTTAGGCTTGACGGTATGACTATAGAAGACATGGTTAACCAAGAGCTGCGAATACATTTGACAGCTCTGAAAATACTGCTGCCGTATTTCTCAAAGTCGAGATACTCCGAACAGATCGACCGCACTATTGACGATATTAAGACTGACGCCAAAATGCTGTTGCTGGAGTCAAGACGACAGCATATGGAAATGTCAGCAAACGTTAAGGCGTAAAAATGGCGCCCGATACGTTTCCGCAACTCGTTATTATTCACTAACTTTACTGTATACCAAAATCAAGGTATTACAAGTCAAACCAATAAAACCAACAACAATGACAAAAGAAAGACAAGACACATCGGCGGAAGCTGCCGTGAATGAGCAGCAGAACACCGTCAGCCACAACCTGCGGTTCTATTCTCAGGGGTGCGAAGTTCCGGCCGACGCCATCAAGGCGATACAGGCGGGCCGTCTGAGAGGGATGTCTGACGTCAACCCTATGTGGCGCATGAAGAAGATGACTGAAATCTTCGGACCTGTCGGCTTCGGATGGAAGTATACCATTGACCGGCAGTGGGTGGAGGAATATGTCACTGAAACGACCGAAAGCAAAACAGCGCATCAGCCGCAAGTCCTGCCTGAGACAGACGGACAGGGCAGAGTCATAAAACCCGGCATTGCAGAAAAGCCCGAAACTATAACCAGAACCCGCATCTATGAGGTAAAGTGTTTCTGCAATGTCTCGCTTTATGTCCGCGACCCTGTGACAAAAGAATGGAGCGCACCGATCCCCGGCAACGGCGGATCAGCCATAGTGTCGAAAGAACGTGGCGGCGCTTACGTAAACGACGAGGGTTATAAGATGGCACTTACCGATGCTCTTTCTATCGCAATGAAGCCTCTCGGAATAGGCGGCAACATCTGGTACGGGCCAAAAGCGACCGGGCACAACGAAAGCAAATACGAGAGCGCGACAAGGGATCAGGATTACTCCCCCACTCCGAGCGCTCCACAACAGAGAGCCAACCCCAATTATACGGGTGAGCAGCTCAATGCCGCTCTGAGGGAACTTGCAGATTGCGCCACCGAGCAACAGTTCGCGCAGATATGGAAAAAGTGGTCGGAATCAGTTCCGGCATTATGCTATAACGGCACTCCGTTTTATAATGACGCCTGCCGTAAAATCGAATCTATCCGCAACGCAAAAGCCGCAAAATGATACAGTTCAAACAATCGCCGGTTATCTTCGACGAAGACAGCCACAGTTATCAGCTTGACGGCAAGAGACTGCTCGGCATAACGGGGCTTATACACTCGATCCTCGGATTGGGTGTATACCCCGACGCGAGCGAGCACGTCAAGGAATATGTCATTCCACGTGCCGGCAGCCGCGGTACGGCTGTTCATCATGCCATACAGACCTATGACCGCATCGGAGTAAGGCAGACCACGCAGATTGTGCATACCCGATATGGCAGCATGGAACGCGGGAACGCCTATTATGTCGACGAGACATGGGACGTCACCGCCGAACTCGACGCCTATATCAGACATCTCGACGGATTCAGACCATTGGCCAATGAGCTGACGGTCTCTGACAATATCCGATATGCCTCTCAGATTGACAATGTATGGCTCTGTGAGAAGACGCAAGGGATATGGCTTGTCGATACCAAGACAAACAACATAAAGCTTTATCCGCTGTGTGGCTACTTCAATGCCAGTTATTTCAGCAGCGGCGAAGATGCTTTGAAGGAATATCTCTCATGGCAGCTTTCCATATATGCTGAACTATTCGAAGCAGAAAATCCCGGCATCAAAGTCGAGGGGCTTGCCTGCAACTGGCTTAAGCCTGACAATGACGCCCTTTGGTTTATCGAACGTAAGCCGCCTGAGCTTGTCAGAGAGTTGCTGTCCACTGAATATATCTTCGGCGACAACGGCCCTATATATTTTCATCACGACCTGTCTGTCTTCGGAATAGGCTCAGATCTCCCCGTCGGGCGAAAGGAACTGACACCCATCATTGCTCCCGATGCCGTTGACTACTTCACCTATCTGCTCAAAACCTATAAGGATACGGAGGCAAAACTTGAAGAGGCAAAGAAAGCTCTTAGGGCGGCGATGACAGTGCACAATGTCAAATCGTTTGATTTCGGTGCATTCTCTGCAACGATTGCGGCCGACGGCACAACCACTTCCTTTGATTCCAAAAGTTTCAAAAAGGATCATCCTGATTTATACGAAAAATATAGCTCCCGGAAATCAAAAAAAGGCAGCTTCACTTTAAAACTAAAAGACAATGATTAAATTTACAGCACAGAACGCTCTTGTCCACTCGGTATCGCCGGCCATCGAGATTCCGTCGAAAAGCGGCGGACAAAGCTTTTTCAAGAGAGAGCTTGTCATAAACGACTCATGGGAACGCGAGGGCCGGCTTCACACTAACTTTGTCGTAATCGAGTTCTCAGGCGACAAAATGGGACAGCTCGACAGCATCTTTCCCGGACAGCGCGTGAATATCGAAGGCATGCTGTGCGGCCGAGAGTATAACAACAGAATCTACAATACCGTCAGAGGTCTGTCTGTCATCCCATATCAGGCACAGCCACAATATGCACCCGCGCCGGCACCGATGCCCGGCGCATATCCATCTCAAGGTCAATACCAGCAGGCTCCCGGCTACCAGGCCGCACCGATGCCCGGCAGCTATCCACAGCAGCCAGCCCCTGCTCCGGCTTACTGCCAGCAGCATCAACCGCCACAGCAGCCTGCCCCTGCTCCGGCACCATCGCCAGCAGCTGCTCCTGCGCCGACCCGACAGTCCTTTGACGGTCAGCACTCACCGGGTGTGGCAGACCTCCCTTTCTCGCCAAGCTGATGGATGCCAACCTCGTAAAGCGTAATGGAGTAGTTAGCATGGATAAGGATTTCGATTTCATGTGCTCACTGCTTCGTAACGGAGAATATACGGTGAAAATCATCCGAAAGACAACGCCTCGCACAATATCCCAAAATTCATTGATGTGGATGTGGTTCAAATGCATGGAAGAGGCCACTGGAACCTCAAAGGATGATTTTCACGACTACTACAAGGCTAAGTTCCTGTCGAGGCAAGTCGCCATAGGCGGTCGATGGGTTACTGTCATCGGAAGCACGACAGACCTGAACACCTTACAGATGACCGATTATCTTGAAAAGGTAAAAGCGGATGCCGCTACAGAGTTCGGGATAACGTTACCGCTTCCTGAAGACCGAAGCTATCAGTCGTTCATCTCAGAATACAGAATCAGATAACACGTCGGACGGCCACGCGCCGTCCGGCTTTCTTTTTAATAAAAATGGAAACACAAGACATCAGAATCAAAAAAGTCAAATTGAGCAAAGGCGGTTGCGTCGAAGCGTCATATACTGACGCCGATGGTAACGAAATCACACTCAAAGGAAAAAACAAATGTCACAATGACCTGCGCGTTGCGATGGCGGCCCTTGTGCCGTATTTTGCTGATCTCACTGAACAGAAAGAAGCTGACGACATCGACTGGAGCAACCTCGAGTCTGCCGGGAATGTCGATTTGCTCCGCAAGCTCGATGTTAGCGGCCTGAGCATAGGTGGCGACGAAAATAACCGCATCATTACAATGACGGGGCGCCGCACGCTTATTACTTCACGCGTACTCAACCTGAATGCTCCCGGAGTTGAGATGGAGTCCGAAACTTTTGAATGGAGGCATATCGACAACTTCGATCTTGCTGTTCAGGATGTCATCTACGAGGTCAGGGAATATATCCTCAACCGCAAATGGGAAGTCATGCAGACTACGATGTTTGACGGTGACCCCGACGATCCATTTGCCGCAGCGACACCGACTGACGATGCTCCGCCGGTTGAACAGCCTGACGAGAACGTAGCTTGAGAATGAAACCGATATACATTACCGAAACGCCAAACACATTCCGTCTTTCTTTTGAGTATCATAAAGAACTCGTCAATATCATAAGGCGCGTTCCGAGCGGCCCGAGATGGGATGCTCAGGAGAAAGAGTGGATTGTGAAAAAGGAAAGCATCTGCTATCCTCCCGGGCGTGATGCCCGGTGGTATGTAGAGGCTTTCGCCCAATGGGCCGTTGCAAAGCGGTATTGTGCCGGCATCTCAAGGCGTAGCGAGACTCACGACGTAATATATGAGGTGCCTCCGATGAAGGAATTCACCGGTGAACATTATATGCTTCTCAATCCCTATCAATATCAACTCGAAGGAGTCCGCTATGCCTTGGATCATAAACGCTGTATCTTCGGAGACCAACCTGGCCTGGGCAAAACGATTCAGGCGATTTGTTCAGTTGTCAAAGCGCATAAGGAAGCTAAGACCTACGGCGAATCCTATCCCGCGCTCGTGATATGCCCGGCAGCGCTTAAAGTGAACTGGCAGCGCGAGTTCAAGAAGTTCGCAGGCATTAATGCGGTTATCCTCGACGACAAAAACCGCGACAGTTGGGAACGGTTCTATGAACTCAAGCGCGTCGACGGTGAACCTTACACCCCGGTATTCATAACGAACTACGAAAGTCTTAAGAAATTTTTCGTATCCGGAGTGAAAGATCATGCCCGGAAGACTCTTCGCTCTGTCATATTCGACGAACGTATCGGGATATTCAATACTGTTATCATCGACGAAAGCCACAAATGCAAGTCAAGCAAAACCCAGCAGTCAAAATATGTTGAGGGAATCTGCAAAGGCAAGCGTTGGATATTCGCGCTGACGGGAACTCCGGTCGTAAACAATAACACCGACCTCATTCAACAGCTTCGGATTCTCGACAGGCTTGACGATTTCGGAGGATGGAGGCACTTTGTCGAGCGCTACTGCGACGGCCCCAAACAGTCGTCCAACCTGCGAGAGCTTAATTACCGTCTGTGGATGAGCTGTTTCTTTCGCCGGGAGAAACAAAAAGTACTGACGCAGCTGCCTGATAAGATGAGACAGTATATCACCTGCGACATCACCAACCGCAAAGAGTATGACGATGCCGAGAATGACGTCATCAAATATCTGCGACAATACCAGAATGCGAGCGACGATCGAGTTGCCCGTGCTATGAGAGGGCAGGTAATGGTGAAGATGAATATCCTCAAGCAAATCGCTGCCAAAGGCAAGATCAAAGCTGTTTCGGAGTTTATTCATGACATCGTCGACGGAGGCGAAAAGCTTATCATGTTCGCCTATCTTAAAGATGTAGTGGCGGCTCTTAAGCAAGAATTCCCCGAAGCGGTCACTGTTACCGGCTCCGATGACATCCGGGCCAAGCAGAACGCTGTCGACAGGTTCCAGAACGACCCGGAGTGCAAGCTTATCATCCTGAACTACAAATCTGGCGGAACGGGTCTGACTCTCACAGCATCAAGCCGTGTAGGATTTATAGAGTTCCCCTGGACATATTCTGATTGCGAGCAGGCAGAAGACCGCGCTCACCGCAACGGGCAGAAAAACGCAGTCAACTGCTATTATTTCCTTGGCGACAAGACCATCGACAGATATATGTATAACGTAATTCAGACAAAAAAAGGAATTGCCAATGAGGTCACAGGAACAACGACACAGATTGAAGAGGATATGGTCAACATCACCATGAATCTGTTTAGTAGATGA